GACAGACTTGGTCTTTTCCTTCCAATCGAACATTACACCTGTTAGGGACTTCACCTTTTCAAGTGCGTTAGTGATGGGGGTGATGTTTTCCTTAAGCCTTCTGTCGGATGTCTGGAATGCTACGATGTCGTTGGATGCGTCGATACGTCCGTCGGTGGCGTTGGGGGCAACCCCCACGCCTAATGAGCCCGAGGTGATACGAGCGTCTCCAGCAACGTGAAGCAGAGAAAGCGGAGCCGTAATCCCAATGCCGACGTTACCGCCTGCTTCAACTATTATTTGATCAGTATTATTTATTCTAACACGTATATTGGCTCCAGTTGGCCTATTTATGTATAACGTTTGGTCAGTTGGCGACGAAAGAAAATTGTAATTTGTCTCACTAAGCGTTCCGTTTAACGAAATACCCGTATAATTTGAGCCAATAAATCCAGCTATTCCAATTTTTGCAGAGCCAGTTCCATCACCAACGACAACAAGTTTTTTGTCTGGTAAAGTCGTGCCAATTCCGACGTTGCCACCATCTGGCTGAAGCGATAATGTTGTCCACGTTACTCCATAGTATCCAGCCTTAATGAAACCAAAACCATTACCATTGGTATCATATCCTAGAATCATTCTTTTTCCAGGAGTAGTTATTCCCTCAAGAGACAATTGTGCAGTTCCAGGGGTTAGATCACCATCTTTTGTGATGTCGGCAGATATAGTTGTCTTAAACAATGGATTCGTCGTCCCAATGCCGACGTTGCCGCCGCTTAAGATTCTAATTTTTTCTGTGAAGGCAGCTCCTGTCCAAGAAGAAAACACCATATCAGTAATACCACTTCCTCCTGTAAGAATTGCTTTTATTTGAGCATTTCCACTATCTGCATCATAAGTACTAGCTTCAAGTCCAAAATTTAGAGCAGCTGATGCTCCCGCACCAGTTCCTCCATAATTTATAATACTTATTTCTCCTCCTCTACCCGTAGCAGAATCTTTTCTTACAGTTAATACAGAGGCTGGTTGAGTTTCCCCAATGCCGACGTTGCCTGCGTCTGTAATGCGCATTCTCTCTACAACAGTAGTGCCGAATGTATTCCCAGAACTCGTGTTATGGGTATATAGAGCTAGTCCAGAACCCCATCCACTTTCCCTTACTCCCCTAATAGCAGCAGTTATCACATCTTCATTTTGGAACTGAAGTATACCACCGTGACCAGTAGTATATGTACTATTACCTGTTACTATTGCAATTCCATTATTAAATGCGGGAGTTCCAGCTCCAGCATTTACTTCAAGCTTTGCTAATGGCCCCGTCGTTCCAATGCCGACGTTGCCATTCATAAAGGCTACGTCATTTTCAAAGTATTGGGTTCCATACCCATTTCCGCCAATAGAAATCCAATCAATATCTATTGCAACTCCACTAACGTTTGTTAAATCAAATCGGATGGACGTTACATTATAATCAATCCAATCTGTACCGCCAGAACTTAAATTGGACATATCTAAAACTAAAGTATGCCAGGCCCCGTCAGAAACTAAAGTAAAACTCTTATAATAAGACCCGGAATAACCGTGTTGTGAGTTACCGTAGAAAATTTCTCCACCACCAGAGGGGCCAGTTACAACCTTATAATGAATACGTATAATTTGATTTTGCCCGCCGTCAAAATTAAACGATTTGTTGATGTTAGAATCAACGCCGGTACTCGTATATCTTGTGACACTATCGTTTGGTACACTTAATGTCGAGTTAGCCTTACCCCAGTCTCCTGTCGTGTCACTATTAAAATCATAAAATACAACGGGTTTGAATTCCAAATAATAGGATTCTATAACTCCGTTAACCTCTAGTTTTTGAGTAGGCACCGCCGTACCAATACCAACGCTAGTTCCGTCATCGAATATCTGGCTATTCCCAATAGCGCTTGCGCTTGTAAACTTTGGCACATAGTTCGTAGTACCACTACCACTTATACCACCACCACTTGGTGCTGCAATCCAAGAAGTACCAGTTACGGTAGAAGACAATATCTGACCTGATGTGCCTGGTGAGTTTCCGGAGTCGTAGTAAGCTCCCGTTACTCGGAGGTTGCCAGTGACGTGGAGAATCTGTGAGGGTGCGGTATTACCAATACCGACGCTTCCACCTTCGGATATGTACATCCTTGTCTTACTTCCAGCAACATAAGCATCTGTTGTAGCAAAGTACATTTTTGTACCGTAGGCTCCATCACTACGAACATATATTCCAGCCTGAGCAGTTTCTCCATTAGACGAATCACTAGCTCCAAATGTTATAGCATTACCAAAATCGTTTGTACTTACTCCAGGATCCAGATGGATGGTACCAACAGAAAGACCAGGTGTGGTTTCATTCCAGTTAGCTGAACCACCATCTATGTATAATTTAGAAGTTGGATTCGTAGTCCCAATTCCGACTTTACCCGTTATTGTTAAGTTAGCGCTTCCACCATCGCTAACTAACTCCATTGGATATGTAGATTGATTTCCAGAATCATACAATCTTCCAAACTTAATTTTAGAACCAGGATTATCGTGCTGGAATACAATTTGTCCTACGATATCAGATGTTGTTGTTCCGTAATTTGCTGTTATAGCGTGACCTTCACCTGCAGCCCAAAAACCGTGTAAATCTATATCTCTATATGTAGTCGCTGTTCCCTCCCCGGCTGATACTTGTAATGCTGCAAAAGCTTGCTGTGATGTATTCGCACCCATTCTAGCATTTCCTACTACATCTAATTTAGTTCCAGGAAACGTCGTCCCGATGCCGATGTTGCTCGCGTTATCATAGATAGCAGAGTTACCAATAGCGCTTGAACTTGTAAACTTAGAAACATAGTTAGTAGTACCAGTTCCAGTAACAGGATTGGTTAAAGCGTTTTGTTTGTTGTTAAAAGTATTCCAATCCGTAGAAGAAAGGTATCCATCTGCAGCAGCTCCAGACTGGGTAATGCCAATAGTACCAGTTGTAGTAATTGTGCCTCCAGTGATCGGGGCAGTTGTAGCTACAGATGTTACACTTCCACCACTTCCTGTAGCGCTAATTGTAATGGTATCGGTAGTAGAATTCGTCGTTATTGTAACACCAGAGCCAGCAACAACAGTGAGCGTGTCATCGTTGTCGTCAGCAATAATAGTGGACTGACCAGCAACAGCAATGTTCTTAAAGATATTCTGAGAAGATCCCCTATCGCTGTTGGTTACCGTAAAGCTTGGGTAGGTGCCGCTAGTTGTGATCCCAGTGCCACCCGTTAATGAAACCACTTGGTCGGGCGCAGTGTTGGTAACCGTAATAGAGCCACTCGATGTTATAGGTCCACCACTTACAGATATTCCAGTGCTAGCCGTTAGGTTGACAGAGGTAACGGTACCTACAAACTGGTCTGCGTAGTTTGGAATGTTTAGCGTGGCCCCAATCAAGGTGGCAGCACCAGTAGTTCCTGTAGTAGTTAAAGTAATCGCCCCCTGCTTGCTATTGAACGTAGTCCAATCCGTAGAGGATAGAGCGCCCCTATTAGCTGCCGATGCAGTAGGTACCTGCAACGTGATGACAGGAGTCGTTGTACCGTTTGCAACGGTACTCGACAAGTCAGTGCCCGTTGTACCTAAAGTAAGGGCAGCAACACTGGTTACTGTGCCTACAAACTGATCGTTGCTTGTGATGGTAAAGCTTGGGTAGGTTCCGCTGATGGAGGTAGTGCCTGCGCCAGTCAATACCACCACCTGATCGGGTGCGGTGTTGGTTACGGTAATACTTCCACTAGTGGTGATAGGTCCTCCGCTTACGCTGATTCCTGTGCTAGCTGTTAGGTTAACAGAGGTAACCGTTCCTACGGTTGGCTCTGGGACGGATGCCGTAATCTCTGACCCATCCGCCTTTACAAGGTGGAGGGTCTGAGTTCCCCCTACGCTGCTGTAGAACGCTGAGACAATATCGTTTGGGTCGTCGTCTTGTCCGACGGATAGGATGTCTCCACGAAGTTTAGACAGCAAAGTAAAATAGGTGATTACCTTGTCGCTTCGGGTCTGGGGACTATATACGCTAAATTGATCGCTCGGAAGGATCTTAAAGTCTACTTGATTTGCTGCCATACGATTGCAAAGGTACAAAACGTCAAAGGGGCACAATAGGCCCCTATAACGTATATAAAGATACGAATGTTACTCTTCGGTCGGTGGTACTGGAGGCAAACAGTAGGCGGCTGTCGGGTTAGCGGCGCAGTACTCTGACTCGTATGCTGATTCCCATCCCGCGAAGATGTGAACTCCGCAAGGCTCAGGCCACACTTTGTAGGCAACGAAGTCTACAGGCTCTAGGTCCTGCCATAGGATGTCTACCGCCCACTCTGTAGAGAGGTCGGTACACTCACCCGTCTCTGGGTTGGTGGCAAGGCAGATGTTACCAATCTCGTGGACAGCTACTACTACTTCGCTGTTGTATATGGTGTTACCCTCTTCGTCTGTGGTGGAGATTGTTGCTTTGGCTGAGTCCCAAGCAGCTTGGGTGGGGAATTCGTATTTTAAGAATTTCATCGTGTGTTGAATTATGCGGTTAGTTCTGCCAGTTGGGCGTTCGTTAAACGGGTCGTGAATAGTAGGGCTTGACTTAACGGCAACTCGGGGTTTAATGTGCCGCCAAAATTAAAATTAAGGTCGGCAAATGCACTACCGCTAAATGCTGAGGTGTTTGTGCTTGACACTTGGGCTCCGTTTAAGAATACGGCAGAATCTCCCGTTTTGTATGCAATAGCAATTTTATTCTTTCCGTTTATTGGGACTATTGAATTTGCAAAAGTCCAAATTGTAGAACCACTTACAATCAAACGAGCGGTAAAGCTGCCTCCGCCAGATTCTTTTCTCAACCAAAGTTGTGTAGTTCCGCTTATTATTTGAACAATATATTCGTTTGGATAAGAGGCTAACAGTCGGTTGTTAAAATCAACAAATACAACTCCCTCAGTCTGCCCAATCAATGAGCTTATGCCCGTCTTTGAAGCAGCATCCGCAACCCTTGTAACTGATGCCCCAAGCGTGGGGATGTACGAAGTGGCGTAGGCTCCAGCTTCGCATTGTGCGCCCCAAAGCCTTACGTTTGCAGCGTAAGCTGAACCAGCCAAAGAACCCAATACAAAGAAGTAAGTAGTGGCTGTAGCAGTCGTACCAGTCAAAGCCAAGCGATACCAACCATTTCCGTAGTTTTGGCTTGTTGCTGAAATGCTTGTGAAGCCGCCGTGATTCGTTGGAGTGGCAAACGTTTGAGTGTCAAAATTAAATTGAACACTCATACCAGCACTAAAGCCTCCAGCTACAAGACCGATACCAACATTAGTTGAACTGCCTTTTTTAGCGAATACCGAAACGGTGAACGTACCGCTTGAAGTCGTTACGGCTTGATATAAATAGTTTCCGTTTCCAATTTCCGCAATAGTGTCAGCATCTTGATAGCCGCTTGGCGAAATGGTTGTGTTTGCCGTTACGGGGCTACCAGCTGAAGATGCCCAACCCGAAGTGAATTGCTCCGAGTATGGTGAAGTGTTAGTCCGCTGCGGCTCCAAGAGAAGTTTCGGGCAAGTGCTATCGTAGTAGTCCAAACGGGGTAAACCGCTAACGGGGCCAACTGATACCGCTGCGGTGGTGGTGGGGATGTAGTCTGTTGCTATGTCACCAAGTTCCGCTTGAGCAAAGGCAACATAAATGGCCTCACCAGTTGTAAACGAAGCGTAGCCCCCAAGAACAACCGTACTTGTTGAGGAGCCTGCGGTAAATGTGTAAGTAAAACGCTGCCAAGACGTGGTGTAACTGATGTTATTTTGAGCAGCCGTGCTTCCGCTATCAACCCGCAAAGAAACTACACCGCTTGATGCGCCCCTAATGTAAATAGAAAGCGTGTAAGGGCTTGCGCTGGCCGTTGAAAAGTTTGCCGATACGTTAGCGAAATTGGTCAACGATGTGTACAATGAAGCCGTAGTGCCTCCGTTCGGATCGGTTTGGGTTCCAGTTCTTGATACGTCAAACTCTACCCAGTTGGCATTTGAAAAGTCCTGCGAGTAAGTCAGAACATTAGTCCGCACCTTTTCAATTAGGCCGTTGCTTGCCACACGGGTGGCGTCAGAGGCACGGGTGAACGACAAATCTCCGCTCCCGTCCGTTGGGACTGCAGAGTAAACCTTCTGATTCTTGTAGCCAGAGGGAATTAAAACTAGTGATGCGTCTGAGTAGAATGATGACATTTTTTATTGATTTAGCGCAAAGAAAGAATTTGTAAAGCAATCTTCCGCCTCTATGGTTCCGCCGTCGGCAGTCCATCTTTGGAAGATTAGGTCAATGTAGTTGACGGTGTTACGAACACCAAGTAGGAATACAGCACGCTCAAAACAAGACTCTCCCTCCACAGTACCACCATCTGCCGTTACTCGGTTGTAGTAGTCATTGTAGATTAGCTGAGCTGCTTCGCGAAGGAATCCAGCACCAGACGGAGTCAGGCTTACGCTTAAACCGAGACCAATCATCTTTATGCGATGTAGGCAAGCACACGACCAGAGCTAACGCTTACAGCGCTGAAGAGCCCGTAGATGGTAGTACCAGCTAAAAGAGTGATGGCGCTAAGGCTATCTCCAGAAGATGGAGTTACTGTAACAACAGCATCGCTAAGTACCGTTACAGTGCGGTAGAACTCTCCACTAACGGGAGAGAATCCAGATGCAATGTTTCGGAAACCATTCTGACCAAATGCTTGAAGTTGGTAGTTTACTGGGTTGGTAATGTTTGAATAGCTCACAATGGTAAAGTTTAAAGGTTAAAAAGCAACGCTAATGCCCTACAAAGATAGCTATTGATTTAGTATGATATCTACGATATCCTCCTGACCCTCTAGGTCCTTCTTCTGCAACTCCGCACGATCTCCCTTGCGCTGGGCAATCAGTTTGCTTTGGGCAACTGCTTGCTCCTTAATGCGGTTGTCCTTGCGGTCTTCAGCCTCTTGATCAGCACTCTGGCGTACACCAGACTCTATCCTCTGCTCGGCAACACCAAACTCACCCTGCAGTTGAGCCAATTGCATCTTAAGTCCGTACTCTACCTGCAGCAGCTGAGCCTTAGCCTCAGCCTCTAGCTGAATCTTCTGAGCATCCAACTGGGCCTTCATCTGGTCCTCCTGCATCTTGGCTTGGCTTGTGACCTGAGCGACCTGTGCGTTGGCCTGAGCTTGGAACTGAGAGTTCTGCTGGGCCATCTCCTGCCGAACCTTCATACGCTTCTTACGGCGTACGATAAGCAACCTCTCGGCTTGGTCGATGTCCCTTAGCTGACGGATAGCAATCGCATCCTCGATGTCAAGCTCTCCCTGGGCAATAGAAGCCTGGATGTTTTGCTCGAGGTACATACGGTCAATCTCGTTCATATCAGCGACGACCCTAACGCCGAAGTTGTACATAGGCAGATTAGAGAAACTAGACAGCACCGCCATATTCTCCCTGCCAATCGCCGTCTCGTAGGCCTTATATAGGATAGACTTAGGGGGAAGTATCTGAAGACACTTCACAACGTCCTCACAGATCCTGCGGTACAAAACAATCGCTGCATTGCTAATATCCCCAAGAGCATTGTTGCCTGCCGCCAGTTGCTGCTGGCGTACGCCAACAAGCTGGTCTCCCTTAGGACTCGTCCCGTCCATAACCTCGTTGATGCCAGTAGCATCACGAATCATACGCAGAGCGTGGTTGTAGATGGTGATGAGCTCGTTGATGTTCCTGATGCCGTTCTCAAGAGGACGGATCGGTGGGTTCTGGAAGCTGCCGTCAGGGTTCTTACTGCGGTAGTAGAAGATACCCGTCTGCTCGTAGATGTCTTGAAGGTCCAAAGGCTGAAGCTCACCGCCACGTCCTAGCTGTACGTTCTCAAGTCCTTCGATATCGATAATCAATCCATCAGGCTTAGCCTTGGCGATAGACTGCTGAAGCTTTAGGTGGGTGATCTGCAGCTGGTCGGCAAAGCCGATGATGCCGCTCACCATAGACTTAGGGATAGACTTGCGGATGTTGGTAGCCACAATGCTGTAGCTCATTCGGGTGCGGGTGATGTCGTGAACATTTTTAGGAATGTTCTTCTTCAGACCGTAGTCGAAGATGTAGTCCGTTCCCAAGATGTACTTACCACCATACAGCGTCTGGTTCTGCATATATACAGCCTCCCTATCATACACACTCTGCTGTGGGGCATTGTACTTGTGGCCCTTATAGTAGAAGCCAATGTTTCCAAAACGAGACTCCTTCTTCTCAAAGATGATGTTGTCAACGCTAACAAACTCAAAGTCAAGGACTTCGATGGTGTACTCGTCATAGCCGTAGTAGTAGCGCTCCATACCGGGGTCGTACCCAGATCCCATCAGCCTGCTGGAGTCATTGCCAAAGCGGTTCATAACCGTCCGAGCCATCTTCTCGTACTCGTCCTCGGTGAACTGGTCTCCTGCTGTGCGCTTAAGCTCTGAGATACTCATACGCTTTACGTGGCCTGCGTAGGTTATATCCGTAAAGTTTGGGTCAGAGGTAAAGCTGTGGATAAAGAATGCTGGGTCTACATAGTCCTCAACGATTCCGTAGTTGGGGTCGTTGCTACGCTTGGTGACGGCAATACCGCAGGTGACGAGGTCTTCGACATTGCGCCTAAAAATGCGCTCGTCGAAGTCATTCCAGCTTAGCGTTAGGTTGATTCCAATCTGGGCAGCAATCTCTGCAGCGGTCTTGATGTTAGTCTCAAGGAAAATTTCGGTCTCCTCAGCGGTATCGGGAAGAGAATCTGGGTCTACCTCAGTGCGAAGTCCTGAGTCCTTCGCCTCCTTTAGGATGTCCTTATTCTCGATGAATATCTTCATCTTATTCTTCTCGTAGTCCTTCTCGCTGCGTGACAAAGGGTCAACAGCTTCGATGTTTGGGTAGAACTTGGAAGACAGAATCTTGTTGACTACAATCTTTACAAACTTAGGGACGATAGGAACTGGTGTCCAGTCTAGGTTCACCAGAGACCCATCACCGTTGTTCGGGTCAAGAGAGGTAAGTATCTGCTTGTAGATGGATGTATCCTGCGTTCCGTTGGCGTAGTCCCTAGAGACTTCAAACTCACGGAATCTTTTGCTGTACAAAGAACCCTCGTACTGGGCGCTTCCCCACTGGCCGTAAACAGCCTTTGCGTACTGAAGACCGTACCTCTTGCCTGCCTTTACATCGTGCGAGGCAAAAGGGTCTGGGAACGTAGAGTCGTATGAGTTACTTTTTACAGAGTATTGATCCATTTATCGGAGTTTATGGACAAAGGTACGAACTTAACTTATCGCCTAATTTCCTTACCCTTGCGGAAGAAAACGCGCTCGTTGAAGTTTGTCTTTTTGACTTCTTTAACCTGCTTCTGGGCAGCGAGCAGCGCCAGCCCTGAGCTGATTGTTAAGTCAAACTTTGTCCTGTCGTCTATCTTAAAGTTTATCCAGTCCTCAAGTGTCCTATTTAGGTACATACGTCCGAACTTACCAGTCTCGTTGTGGAGCCCTACGTGGTCGTGGATAAAAGACTCAATAGCCTGAGCGTGAGCCTGAATGACATCTTGGCTGTTGGAAGGTATCCCCTTTGTCTTTACGTTCATCTTTGAAGAGGTGGACGCAAGGTGGGCAGGGCGGTTCATAAGGTACTCATCGTAGCCCCTTGACTCAAAGTACCTAGCGATACCGTACTTGTTGTTCTCTATCAGTATAGGGTACCCATAGAAGACGGCAGCCATAAGGATGTCTTCGTAGAATATCTTGGCAAGCGGAGGCCGTGAGGCGTACTCCGCGACAAACATATTGGAGGGGTGCTCCATAGAGAACTTATTGTATACGTGACAGGCCCCCTTTGATGACCTGTAGTCTAGGGTGGTGTCAAGGTCGTAGGAGTCAACACCCATAACCCCGAATGCCCCATTGGGGGCAACGGGCTTGTTGTTCTCAACCTTTCTTTTGTTCCTGATATCGGTAGGCGCTAGCCAAGCCACACGCCACCGCCCATTAGGGTCGGGTCTTTTTCTTTTTCTCTTGTCCATCTTACCGTCTTTCCATTGGAAGTTACCAATGACCACAGGGTTGGGGTACAGCTCCTCGTTATGCTGTATCTGCTCGTATATCTTCTGGATGTTGAACAGAGAACTCTTGGTCGAGTCGCGGAACGCCTCGTCCTCAGTGAAGGGGAACTGACGTATGATTTCGTTGAGCTCGTAGCTGTC